TAACTTTTGATGGTAATTCTTTTCATGCAGCGCATGTTTCTTCAAACAAAGAAAGATTAATTTTAATTTTATTTTTTCATCAATTTTTATTTAAAAAAACAGGTATAAGTTATCCTTTAGAAGGAAAAGATAAAATATGACCGTGTGCAGACCTGAATGGTGGAGATGGACAAATTTTTTTTCTACAGAACAAATTAAAATAATTAATGAAAAAATAAATACTCTTTCTTTTTTTCAAGAAAATAAAAATGCTCCTGCTCGTAACTACAAAGGAGAAACTAAAAAAAACTGTAACGTAAAAATAATTAAATGGGATGAGATATCAAATATGTTTGACGTTGCAAAACAAGAAGCATTTAAAGTTACACGAAAAGAATTTAAATATGACGTTTGGGATTTTAATTATTCAACTATGGTAAATTTTAACACCTATAGCCCTGGAGGACAATATGATTGGCATAGAGATATTTCTGTAGAAAATCTTAAATATGATTTTAAAATGACTTTTATAATAAATTTGTCGGACGAAAAATATGAGGGAGGTGAATTTAATTTAAATTTTGGTGATCCACAAGTTATAGACGAGTTAAATAAACCTGGTAGTATGGTTCTTTTTCCATCTTATACTTTACATAAAGTTAATCCAATAATTAAAGGGTGTCGTAAAACATTAACAATTTTTATAGAAGGACCCCCTTTTAGATAATTTATGGTAGAAATATTTGAAAATTTTTTAGAACCAGATTTAATTAAACTTGTAAATGAACAGTTGACCAACAGTGTGTATAAATGGGACACGACAAATAAAGATAAAATATTTCAAGGAGTTAATCAAATGGCTTATCCTCTCGAAAAGGAATCAAACATTTTTTTAAATGTAGTTGCTATGAGTGCTTTAAAAAAATTACAAGAAATTAAAAAAATACAAAATAGAATTCAAATTCAACGTGTATTATTAAACGTAGTTCCAAAAGATGTTCTTGGTGCTTTTCATAAAGATTGTACAGACGAAGGGTTTTATAGTTTTATATTGAATATATCCGACAGTGATGGTGGCACTGATATTAAAGACATGTTTTATGAACATAAATTTAATAATGCTTTGTTATTTCCGTCTAACATACTTCATAGAGGTGTTGGACCTAAAAATTCTTTGGTAAGAATAAATTTAGCAATTATTTTTAAAGCATTAAAATAATATGAAAAATAAAAAACTATTAACAATTGATTTAGACTGGATACAACATCCAAGACAATTTACGGATATTTTACCTATATGTGTTAAAATTTTTAAAAAACAAACTCCAACAATATTTATAAAATCTCATCAAGAAATCTACGATCACATAGAGCCCGAGTCAATTGTTATTAACATAGACCATCACCACGATTTTGGTTATGATCAAGTGTCAGTAAAAGAGGCTTTAGAAAACATACCTAGAGAGGGAAATTGGGTTTTAGCTTCTGCTATTCACAAAAAAATTAAGGGCTATATATGGGTTAAAAATTATGACTCTAAAATTAACGCTAGTGAAATTACAGATTGGATTAGAAATCTAGATTTTTTTAAAATTAAAAACGATATTAAAGACTGTGATTTTGAAAACATATACAAATTAGTAGTATGTGAAAGCGTAGAATATGAAAAAAATGTTAGTTTTTATTCTCAAGTTTTGAGAGAAGTGTGTAAAAATATTAATACTAATACACAAATAGTAGACAATAAAAATCCTTTTAAACGTATAAATACTTGATATACTATGTTAAATTTATGGTATAAAGGTCTACTATGCTACAAAAAATAGGATTTCAACCAGGTATAAACAAACAAGTATCTGCGACCACGGCAGAAGGTCAATGGGTGGATTGTGATAATGTTAGGTTTAGATATGGCACACCTGAAAAAATAGGTGGTTGGAAACAATTAGGAACAGACGACCTTACGGGAGCTGTTAGAGGTCTACATCATTATGTTAACAGTTTAGGTAGAAAGTACTCTATTATTGGAACTAATAGAATTTTATATGCTTTTTCTGGTGGTGTATTTTACGACATACACCCAATTGAATCTACAACAACGCTTACAAGTGCATTTAGCACGACTAACGGATCACCAACTGTTACAATAACTTTTTCTAGTCCACACGGAATATTGAAGAATGATATTATTTTATTAGATAATTTTACAACCATAACAGGTTCTAATTTTGGTTCATCTGATTTTGATGATAAAAAATTTATGGTAACATCTGTGCCAACATCATCAACTCTTACAATTACAATGCCATCAAACGAGTCAGGATCTGGTGCAACAACATCAGGTGGTATCAGAGTACAACATTATTATACTGTGGGGCCAGCAGTGCAGGCAAAAGGTTTTGGATGGGGTTTAGGATCTTGGGGTGGTGAAGATGTTGGAGCAGTAACCACTACTTTAAATGGTGCAATTAATGACTCTGTAACAAGCCTTACACTAACTGATGCTTCTCAGTTTCCAAGTTCTGGAACTAATTTTATTATTATAGGATCTGAAGAAATTTCTTATACTGGTGTTAGTGATAACACTCTTACAGGTTTAACAAGAGGAGTTGCAGGAACAACAGCGGCATCGCATAGTGATGGAGCTACTGTTACAAACTCAACTGATTTTATTGCATGGGGTGAGGCTGCATCGGGTGATTTAATTATTGAACCTGGTATGTGGTCACTAGATAATTTTGGTGATAAAGCAATTTGTCTTATTCATGATGGTGCCGTGTTTGAATGGAACTCCGCTGCATCAAATGCTACAGCGACAAGAGCAACTATTATATCAGGTGCACCAACAGCATCACGTCACATGTTAGTATCTACACCAGATAGGCACTTAGTGTTTTTTGGAACAGAAACAACTATTGGTACACCGTCAACACAAGATGAAATGTTTATTAGATTCTCTGATCAAGAAGACATAAATACATATACACCAACAGCAACTAATACAGCTGGTACACAAAGACTGGCCGATGGATCACAGATTAGAGGAGCGATTCGTGGTAGAGATGCAATCTATGTTTGGACTGACACAGCATTGTTTACTCAACGTTTTGTTGGTCAACCATTTACGTTTGCTTTTTCTCAAGTAGGAACAAACTGTGGACTTGTTGGACAAAATGCATGTGTAGAAGTTGATGGTGCTGCGTATTGGATGTCAGAGAACGGTTTCTTTAGATATGCAGGTAAACTAGAATCATTACCGTGTTTAGTAGAAGATCATGTTTATGATGATATAAATTTAGAGTCTGGTAATCAAATGGTATCTGCAGGGTTAAATAATTTGTTTGGAGAAGTTATGTGGTTTTATCCAACATCAACTTCCTCTGTTGTAAATAGACAAGTTACTTATAGTTATTTTGACTCATCGCCACAAAGACCTGTTTGGACTGTAGGCACATTAGCTAGAACAATGTGGAGAGATTCCGCTGTATTTGGTTTACCACATGCAACAGAATATGATGCGGATACAGACACCTCTTTTGATGTTGTAGGAAACACTGATGGTAAAACAACGTATTATGAACATGAAACAGGAACGGATCAAAATAAAAATGGAACTATAACTGCAATAACTTCAAATATTTCATCTGGTGATTTTGATATTACACAACAAAGAGCATCGCAAGGACAATTAACAGGTGTTGCATCTTTTAGAGGAGATGGTGAATATTTAATGAAGATAAGAAGATTTATACCCGACTTTATAGCTCAAACTGGTAATGCACAAGTTACGTTACAATTAAGAGATTTTCCAAATGATAGTCAGGCAAGCTCATCACTTGGACCATTTACCGTAACATCTTCTACAAAAAAAGTAGATACACGTGCAAGAGCTAGAGCTATTGCATTAAAAATAGAAAATACAACGACTAGTCAAACTTGGAAGTTAGGAACTTTTAGATTAGATGTACAACCAGATGGACGTAGATAATGGCAAAGATAGTGCAAGTATTAACAAGAGCTAGTAAAGAGTATGATGTTACCGTTGCAGAATCTCAAGTTAGAGATTTAGACGCCATTGTAGAAAAATTAAACACAACATATCAACAAGATTTAAAGGATGAAGTTGAGGCATTTAACTTCTTTATAAATTAATGGCTAATAGTTTTATAAATAAAAAAGCAGATTTAACAACAACAGATCTAACTACATTATATACAGTGCCTAGTTTTAAATCTGCTGTTGTAAAATCATTAATAGTATCCGAGGACGCTGGATCAGGAAGCACAATAACTATAACTTTAGTTAATGCTAGTAGCGCAATATTTAATTTATTTAAAGATAAAGCTATTGCATCTAAAGCAACAACAGAACTTTTGAGTCAACCCCTTATAATGGAAGAAGGTGAAGCATTAAAAGTACAAGCTGCTGACGCGAATGAGCTGCACGTCATAGCTTCAATATTAGAAATACAGCCACGAGAGGTAACAACATAATGATTGAAATACAACCAGACAAAATCATAGAAAAAATAACTAATAAAAAAACAGGTGAAGAATACAAAAATGACAAAGAATGGAAAGACAAAGGAGTATTGCCAGAGGACATAAGAAAAGATGTGACTGTTTTAATGCCTAGTCTTGATTTATTTGGAAAAACAAAATAAGATAGATAGATGGCCATAACAAGAGCACAAATAGCAAAACAATTACTAGCACAAGGAGGACGTATAGGACTTCAACGAGGTGGTAGGAGAGGTGACACTGGACAAGCTAGTCAAAGTCAAAGCCCTAGTTTTGGTGGTGGTGATGAAGGGGGAGGTCTTAGATTTAGAGGAAAAATAAATAGAACAATACCAACTATAACTCCAAAACAAAAACCAAGGGACGATATTTTTTTTGGTGATGAACCAATGCCTATGATGGGGCCATCACTTGGAACTAAATTAAAAAGAGGAGTTAGATCCGTTTTTGATAAAACACTTTTAGGAAGAATTATTAATCGTTTAGGCGGACCACCCCCAGGGAGTCCTGACTATAATGTAGCAGCAAATTTTATATCAAGACCAGATGATGGTTTTGGTCGTGGAGATGGACAAAATATAGACCCAAGACTTCTTTTGATGATGGCACAACAAGCAGGGACCACGGACAACGTGCCAATAGAAGATGAAGAAGAAGAAAAATTAGAAGGTTTAAAATTAGCGTTCAGAGCCAATGGAGGTAGAATAGGTTACAAAGAAGGAACTAAAGACAAAAAAGGTATTATGATGGCTTCAGCAGTAGGAGATGAATCTGATGACATTGCTATGGAACTATATGGTAAACCTGTTAAAGATTTAAACCCATCAGAATTAGAAGATTTTATGGAATATTTAGATAACTTAAGAACTAAGTTTATGGCTCAAGGCGGTAGAATTGGAGCTCAAGAAGGTGGTGGTATTATGCCAAGACTAAATCAATTAGGTAGCGGTGTCTCTTCTGCAGAACAAATGTTACAAGGTATTAATCAAAGATTAGAGTCAGCTGAATCTAGTTTGGGTGAAGGTGGTGAAGGTGTATCTGGTTTTGCAAACATTGAATCAGCGATGCAACCAAATATGACTAGACCTGCACTTACTGAGATGGTGGGATATAAAGGTCCCCGACCACAAAAACCACTTCAACAATTACAAGCAGTGCAACCTGGAGATATTACTAATTTATTTAATCCAGGCATGAAATATCAACCACCACAAGGTATTAATCAAACAATGGCAGCAATACCACCTAGTAGCGATATAATAGGCATACCAGCAGCAGGTTACGCGGATGGTGGTAGAATTGAAGATAAAATAAGACAAGCATATGGACTTGGTAGCATTGTTAAAAAAGCAGTTGGAGCTGTTAAGAAAGTTGCAAAGTCACCGATAGGTAAAGCTGCATTGTTATATGCAGGAACAGCAGGATTAGGAGCTTTAGGTGCAGGAGCAGCTAGAGCAGGAACAGGGTTTAAAATTTTTGCACCAGGTAATGTTTTAGCTAATTTAGGAGCTTCAAAAGCTTTACTTACAAACAAACTTTTAGGAAATGCTGTAGGACCTAATGCAACTAGAGTAGGCGGTTTATTATCTAAATTTCCAGGTGGCGGTGTAGGTGCAGCAATCACAGCAACATCATTATTACCATTACTAGGTCTTGGCACAGGTGAAGAAACAGAAGAAGAAGCAAAAATAATATTAGCAAACAACGGTATTCCTGAAAGCGCTTATAAGGGAGAAGGGTTATATAGAAGATTTTCAGCAGAAGGTGGTTCTATAAAAGAACCAGTAGCAAAGAAAACTATGCCATTATTAGATATGGGTGGACAAGAAATGG